GTCCGTGCGGAGAAGGAAGCAACTGGGGAAATCTCCCCAGTTGAGAAGCGCGTTGGCAAGGACCGCAAGGCGCGTAAGCAGCCGGTGAAAAAGGCAACGACAGCGAAGTCCCCGCGCGCCGCGCAAGCGAAGGCCACTGAGGCACAGGAAACGAAAGCTGCGCGCAAGCCGCGCGACGACATCGGCCCTGGTAGCACGAGCGAACTCGCGCGGCTGCGGGCGCGCGTCGATGAGCTGGAGAACGGAAAGCTCCGGCTCCAGAGGGAAAACCTCGCGCTCAGAAACGAGGTCGAAGAGCTTAGACAACGGCTCGCGAATGCCACAGGCAAGGCCGCGCCGGCCGCCGACGATGGGCTCAACATCCCTGAAAGCCTGCTTCGGAGCACCGGGGCTGCTCATGGGTAAGCACGGTAGCGAGTATGCGCGCATCGAGCGCGACCACTACCCAACGCCGAGCTGGGTGCCCCAGGCGCTTGCCGAGCATGTCGACCTGCGCGGACTGACCGTGTGGGAGCCGGCCTGCGGTGACGGCGGCATGGCCGCAGCGCTACGGCGCCAAGGCTGTGCGCGGGTCTACGCCAGCGACATCGTCGATCGCGGCAACGGGCAGGACGAGGCGCTCGATTTCCTGTCGGCGCAGAGTCCGAAGCTGCGTTTCGATTTGGTCTGCACCAACCCGCCGTTTGGCAAACGCGGCAAGCTCGCGACCGCCTTCATCGAGGTTGGACTCCAGCGCCTCGAAAATCCCGGACTGCTCGCGTTGCTTCTTCCGTGTGATTTTGATTCCGCGAAGACCCGCGCGCGCTGGTTCGGCGACTGCCCGCACTTCGTCGCAAAGATCGTCCTGCGCAAGCGCGTGATCTGGTTCCAGCGAACCGACGGCAAGCGTGAGGCGCCACGGGAGAACAGCGCGTGGTTTCTCTGGCAGCGCTCGCCGCCGCACCTGCGCCATCCGCCGGTGATCTTGTATGCCCCGGCAAATGCTGCGGCGGAGTTGCCCTACGACGCCGCCGACGATTTCAGCCGCTCGATCGACGACTGCTATCGCGCGGTTCGCGAGCGCGTCGCGGCGGGCGGCGAGGGATGGAAGCCGCGATGACGAACATGCTGCTCCTGGTACTTGTTCTGGGTGCGATCGTGCTCGCCGTCGTCGTCGATTCCGCGGCGCTGGTCGGCTGGTTAGGCAGACGATGCAGCGCCACGAAATTCAGGACGTTTACAACAAGGACGACGTTGACGACACGATCGCACTGCTCGGCACCCTTCCAATCGACGACATCAATCACGCGTTGTTTCATGGTCGTTACATGGCTGCGGTGACACGCGAGGAACGTGTCGGCCTTCCGGTCTATAGCGAATACCTCCTCGATGAGCTCGTGCCGAATTGGGACCCGATCCGGTTGCACTACATCCAACGCGACGATGAATTTCATCTTTATGACGGCGTGAACTTTGTCGAGGAGCGGCTGTGGGACCTCATCGAAGCGAAAGGATGGGATTGGCCGCGGACACCGACCGGGAAATATCAGCTTAAGATAGCAACCATCGGCAAGCAGGCCACGCGCTATCCCGAACTCAAGTCGCTCGCACGCCTACGCGACCAGATCGCCGAATTGCGCATCAACAAGTTGGTCAACACCATCGGTGCGGACGGTTTCAGCCGCTGCCCCTTATTGCCGTTCTGGACCATCACCGGGCGCAACCAGCCGTCGGCTAAGGACAAAATGTTTCTTCCAGGCCTGCCGAAGTGGCTGCACGGGGAGCTCAAACCTCCACGCGGTATGGCGCTCGTTGAACTCGATTTCGTTGCCGAAGAGCCTGCCATCGTGGCCGGTCTGAGCGGCGACCCAGCCATGATCGCGGATTATCAGAATGGTGACGTGCACTGGTTATTCGCCGTGCGTGCCGGGCTCGCAGCCCCCGACGCCGCTGTCGATGATCGTATCCGTGACCTGTGCAAGCCGGTTTGCCACGGCATGAATTATGGGATCACGCCCTACGGCATCGCCGCCAAAACCAAAAAATCATTGGATTGGGCACGCGAAATGCGGGCCCGCCATCGGTACGCCTACCCTGTCTTCCATCAATGGAGCGGCGATGTCGTAGCGCAGGCACATTTCGACGAGGTGATCACGAGCCCGTTCGGTTGGCGGCTGATCGTGACTGCCAATACCAAGACGCGTACGTTGATGAATTTCTTGGCGCAGGCCGGCGGTGGCGATGTGATGCGCCTGGTTTCGATCGTGGGCACCGAATGCGGGATCACCATTGCCGCTCCGGTGCACGACGCATTCTGGATTTTGGCGCTGCTCGACGATCTCGACACCACGATCGCGCGCATGTCCGAGATCATGACCGAGGCCGGGCGGCTGGTGGCAGGCATTCCGATCCGAGTGAAAGTTGAGGCGGTGGTGCGTTGGCCGCAATGCCTCGGCGATGTCCGCAAGCCAGACGCCAAAGGCCAGGCGATGTGGTGCGAGGTGCGCGAGCTCGTCCGCAATGGCGGCCTACAGAAGGTGTCCCATGGTTAAGAAACCCGACCAGCTGCGGCTCGTCGATTCGCAGGATTCGGTTAGTGTGTTTGATGATCTCGATGCTTTGCGCCAAGCTCAGGCGGCCCCAGCGCCCTCCCGACTTGCTTCTCGGAAGCATCGTCGCCCGAAGATCACGACAAAATTCGTCGCCATTAATCACGCTCTAGGGCGCAGACTTTGGGAACAGCGGGTTAGCGCAACTGCATGGTTTCTGCTGGTTGAGCTAGATCGGCTGATCCATGAGCCACAAGGACGAAACCCCCTGAGCCTTACAACCATGGGGCTTGCGTCCACAGGCCTCACGACGCGGCAAGTTGATCACGCGCTGCGCCAGCTTGAGGGGGCAGGGGCGGTCGCCGTCGAGCGCCATCGCGGGCGCGCCCCCGTCGTCGAGGCGCTCTGGTATCGGGAACTGTGAAGGTCGACATTCTGTGTCGAAAGGTCGACACGGCATGTCGATTAAATCGACACGGCATGTCGACCTGTACCCCCTTCGCAAGTTTGTTGTTTGGTCTGGTTTGTCTTGTTTCTTAATAATAGGGGGAAGGAGCGGATAGACAGGAGAGGATGATCGGTGATAGACACGCTTCCGCCGGCCGATTTCCTGCGCCTGCTCGCTGACAGGATCGAGCGCGGCGAGCTGCCGCGGTTACAGCGCCGGGCTGCGCCGCGCGGCCGATCTTGTTGAGCAGCACACCTACGAATTGGGATCGCCTCCCGGCGCCGATTGTGCAGCCGCTCGAGCAGCTTTTGGAGAGGCGGAGGGCGGGCCGCGGGCTAGTCTGCCGGCTTACCCGCTTCTTTGAGCGCCCTCCGCGGATCCGGATGATATTGGGATATACCGGCCCGCAGCATACGCCGCACAAGCTTGGCGGCGGCCTGGTAGCCTTGCGCGCGGTGCGCGGATCAATCACCCCAGCAAGGCGCCGTCTCGTGCGGCTGAAGATCGAGATTTTTGGCTTGCATGATGTAGCAGGCCAGCAATCGCCGCGGGCGCTCGGTGAGCAGCTTCGCGATCTGCTGGTTGCGTTCCTCGCCTAATGCCTGGCACTGTTCCAGCGCCAACTCCAACGCGGCTGTGTCGCGCTCGCCGAACGGTGGCTCGATCTCGGGAAGGTACGCTCCCGGCCCTCTCTGTTTTTGATCGTTGTAGATCGCATCGATGAACTCGCGCTGGAACGGCATCAGCGCCATCCATTCGCCGACGTGCGCGCCCTCAGGGATCGGACAATAGGTCTCGATCCAATCGCAAGGCCTGCCGGCTCTACTCCGCATCGTCGTCTCCTTCGAGCCCGAGCGCCTCACGTTCGTAATAGCTCAGTCGGGGCTCGGGCCGTTTCGGGTTGTTGGCCTGGCGGGACTGCGGGCTCAGCCGCAGCCGTAAGGCGAGGTCTTTCATCATGCGCGCCGACTTTTCCCAGACGGTGAGCCAGCGATCGGGTGGGCCGTTGCCTGGCATCTCCCGAATCGCGGGATCGGCGAGCGCTGCAGCTTCGCAGTATTGGACGAGCATACTCAGGTCGGACTTGGTGAAGTGATCGGCTCGCTCGCAGGCCACGATCCGCACGAATTCGGTCCGAGCGGCTTCCGTCAGCCCTTCGGGCGGCTTCAGTCGCTTGGGTAGCGGGCTGACGATGGGGCGGACGTGGTCGGCTGCGGTCCATAGAGAGACCATAGGGCCACCATAGGCGGGACCATAGGTCGGCCCCCTTGCATCACCCAGATGCCCGGTGTTGTTTTCACTTCTATGTCCGGCGCCTTCGGTCTGCTAGGCGATCCGCATCCTGCCCACTTCCCGCTCGATCGCCTCGTTGAGAACCGGGCACGCCTCGACGCGCACAAGCTCAACCGCCTCGGCGCGTTCGTGGAAGGGCGGTCACTAGGCTCGCTTGGGGCGAAAATACCTACCAGCTCGCCAGACACACCCCGAACATTTTGGTCAACGGGAACTCCATTCTGGTGACGTGGGACGAGCAGGCGCGGGCGTGGTTTGAATGCCCTGCGTGCGGCCGGCGCTGCAAGCATCTCTATCTCGACGCCATCGCCTGCCGGATCTGCTGCCGTCTCGACTATGCGAGCCGCCACTTGCACCGTTCGGTGCCTGGCGTTCACCGCGTCATGCGTTGGCGGCGGATGATCGGCGTCGACCCGCATCCGTTTGCGGCTATTCCGGAACGGCCTAAGCATCACATCCGCTTCCACCGCATCGTTGCGCGAATCCGCGCCGAGGAAAGCAAGCTGGTCGGGCACCTGGGCGGCATTACCCGCGATCTTGAGCGACGGGCGCGGCTTCGTGGTATGCTGCCGAAATGAACGACGAAGCGATCATCCAGCAACGCATTGTCGGCCGCTCCGCGCGCGCTATTGCCAGGGCGCAGGGCTGCACGTTGGCCGAGGTGAGTAAGGTACTTGATCGCTTTACGGAAACAACGATTGACGACAAGACCCGTAAGCACACGCTGGCGCTGGAGCTCGCCCGGCTCGATGAACTGCAGGAAACTTTTTATGCCCGAGCTTTGGAAGGCGACGTGCAGTGCGGCGCCTTAATCACAAAAATAATTGAAAGACGCTGCACGATGCTCGGCCTATACACCCCGCAGACTGCAACGTTGCAGGTCATCGAAGCCGAGACGCCGCGGGAAACGTCAACCGACAAAATCAGTGCCCTCATCGAACGCATCCGGGGCAAGACTAGGGACGATCCGGACGACCCGCCATCCACCCATTAGATATGTCGTAGGCCGCATCAGCTGGCCCGTGGCGCGTTTTTCCGCCCATCGCCTCACCGGGAGTCCGGACCGGCAAACGCGCTCCTAGGGCCTTGATCCCAGCGCCTTCTGTTGCAAAACTTAACATTTGCGCACCAAATTGCCGATGTAGTAATATCGAGCATAACTTTGGGGCGTATATCTGGTGCGAAATGACAATCTATGGATACGCCCGCGTCAGTACGACCGGGCAGACGCTGGCGACGCAGAAGGCGCTGCTCTTGGCTGCAGGCGTTGAGCGGATATTCAGCGAGAAGGTGTCGGGCGTTGCCGCCCGGCGGCCGGAATTGGAGCGCGCGCTCGATCAGCTTGAGGCTGGCGACGTGCTGGTCGTGACCAAGCTTGACCGGCTGGCGCGCTCGACGCTCGATCTACTCAGGATCATCGACCTGATCGGCAAGGAAGGAGCTGGCTTTAAGTCGCTCGGCGATCCTTGGGCCGACACCACGAGTGCACATGGCCGCCTGATGCTGACCGTGCTGTCCGGCATCGCTGAATTTGAGCGCAGCTTGATCCTGCAAAGGACTAACGAAGGACGCGCTCGCGCCATGGCCGAAGGCATGCGATTTGGCCGGAAGTCGAAGCTGACCAAGCATCAAGCGCGCGAAGCCTTGAAGCGTGTGGCAGCAGGTGAGCCGCTGCGCGAGATTGCGCTTTCCTACGCCGTTGATCACTCGACGATCAGTCGGCTCAAGGCGCGGCACGCTGCCGAGATGATCTGATCGACCGGGGGGTTGCTTTGCCGGGCGTGAAACTTTTCTCGCCGGGCCGGGAGCACCCCCTCCGCACACGGTTTGCGAATTTTTCACTGCTGCGGGGCGGGGGTTCCGAAAAGCGAATTTCGATGGCGCTCAAGCAACCCGGTCCGGGACAATTAAGCGATCGGAATTTGCGTGATAATTTTGCTTAATCTAGTGATTCCCCAGATCATGGCATCAAGCCGGTTCGGCGAGCCGTCAACGGTACGGTCCCATTCCCTGCTGAATGCCATCATCTCAGCTTCCAACTGGTCGAGGCCGCGACGATGCAGCACGCGGCCCTTCTCATACAAAAGGCTGATCGGCTCGGCCCGCATCGCCTTGCCGCGCGATGCCGAGACCTCCTTGACTATTATCATGTTCGTCTCGCGCCAGCCTTGCTGGTGTGCCCGCTCCGCAGCTTGCTTCACGACCTCCGTCGCCATATCGCCACCGAAGTTTACTTCGACCACGACATCGTCGGCGTCGAAGTCGTCATGGCAGCGCACCACCGCCTCGCCCCACTGCGCGGGGCTGCCGGTCGTGGTGCGGTCGGCCAGCACGGCGAAGCGGCCATCGTTGAGCAATGCGGAAGCAACGATGCCGACTTCGTCATTGCCGCCGGACGGATCGACGCCGACCGTGACCTGTTCGATCAGATCTTCAGCCACCTCGTCGTGGATGAGCCAGTCATCTTTGAACAGCGCGTTTTGCGGATCGAGGATCATCGCGCCTTGAAGCTCTTGGCGGCCGAGCCGTGTCCCTTCGTAAAGCTCGCGCACCTTTTTCAGGAAGTCCGCTGACAGATGCGCGGCGTTGTCATAGGTTGAGCCGGTCGTGATCCGAACGTCGTCCATCGCCACCAGCTTTTTCATGAATGGCGTGGTGCGCGGTGTGGTGGCGATGAGAACGCGCGGCCGATCGCCGAGCCGCAAGCCCAGCATCATGGTATCGAATACGCTTTGCTGATAGCGC